GGCTTCGTTGAAGCGCTCCATTGTCTTCAGGAGGTCGTCGTGTTGCGCCTGCGACGTCAGTAACTTCACCTTTACCGTTAGTAGCATAGTATATAGAATACTTGGCTCTATAGGTATAAATAGATTCTTATGACGGCATTCCTCCCACGACTAAAGTCGTGGGCTTCCTGCCTGTTTGATCGTGATCGGGTCGTTCGACGCCCGGAAAGCCAACCTCTGAACATTCCGGCAAATTTGCCGGGAAGTCTCAGGGCTCCAGCACCACAATCTTGACCCGCTTACCGGAGTATTTCCGCGGCACCGTGACGTGCGCCGTGCCCCCGAAATTTTTAGCGGTGCCCTCCAGCACGACGTATCCTCTGATCTGGTAGCAGTCCGGCTCCGGGATCGCGTCGCGGAGCTCCTGTCGATAGTCGAGGAGGTAGGCCCGGACGGCCTCGCGCCCCGCGACAACCACCACGTTTTCAGCCGCAGCCTCGTCGACGATCATGTCGGCGAGCGACTCGATCGCGGCATCCGTGGTCTCGGGGCTGATCTCCTTGACTCCCCCAGAGAGCCAATCCTCGACCCGCCACAGGCCCCCGTCGTGCACCGTGAGGGTTTTCTCATACGGTGCGTTCATGAGCCCAATCAGTTTGTCTGACGTCGATACATGCGCAGTGTACCGCGCGTGCGTAGTGGTGATAGTTTTGTACCCCATTTCAATCCCCGCCTACTGATTTTCGACCCCTATTAGCCGCCCCGCGATTTCCACACGGACGGTGTATCCACTGGATTTTAGGTCATGGATCCTCCTCGCGGCTGGCTCTGCCAGATCGTTGATGCGTGTTTTGTTCCACACATGCTGGGTGTGAGAGGTTCCGCGCACGCGGAACTCAGCGATATCGTCGTTTCGCTGCGCGACGATGCGATACATTTCGTACATTTACTCCCCACCCCCGAGCACCGCGTCGATCTCCGCGACCCGGGCGAGCAGCCGCGCCCGCTCCTCCTCCAGCGCCACCCGGTCGGGGGCAACGGTGTCGTGGACGGAGTAGTCAGAGACATCTCCGGTATCGGGCTTGATATGTTCAAAGTGGTCGCGGATCTGCGCGTCGAACGCCGCGCGAGACCGTGCAGCCCTGATCGCCTGCTCCGAAGTCTCGTGGCGGTCAATTACGATCTCCCGGTCGGTCACGTTCCGCACCACCCCATACCAGCGGTGCGGGCGCCGCTTGCCGCTGCTATTTGTGTAGTCAGCAGCGATCTCGACCGCCTTGCCGACGACCTCCGGGCCGACGATATAGAGATACCGGCCGCGCCCGTTCCTGACAAACTCTCGCGCCAGGCCCCCGGGGGCTGCCGGGTCTGCCTCGATCGTCGCCATCCAGTTCTTGCCGCGAGAGTGGGCCTCGTAGATAGGGGCCTCGACCATCGCGCCGTCCTCAATCTTCCCTACAAAATTTTCAGGCATGTTTTTGTTCACCTCTTACAATATATCTATTGGATATACAAGTATATATAACTGCCGGTTAACCTTGACGAAACTAGTTGTGGGTAGGGAGGACGAGTACTAAAATCGAGGGATCCCCTCAGAGAGGGGAACGACCGCACCTTACAACGTTTTCGTTGTACAATGTCGGTTCATCCCCAGAGGCCGGGGAATTGTCCTGAGTCAATAGAGTATGATTTCAATCCACGCACCCGCGGGGGTGCGGCCCCATAAAACACCGTAATATTACTAATATCTATAATGCACGTAATACTAAGAATAGCAATGCTTATATATGCTACTGTCATATTGTATTATGGTGAATACGTGAACAAGGAAAATCAGTCGGGAGGGCTCAAGATGGTGAACGTCTATCTGCCTCCTGATATGGTAAAGGTGCTCGACAGAGCATGGAAATTGCGGGACTACGAGAGCCGCACGGACATGGTCCGGAAAGTACTCGCGAAGGAGATTGGCTATGAGTTGCCAGCCAGAACCGCTTGAAGTCAGCCCGGAGGCTATCAGGGCTGTTGAATCGGAATACGAACGCACCCTCGGATTCCCGCTGAAAATCGGCGATTACCTGAAATCCGAGGGTCTGATCAGAATCAAGGAGAGAGAAAATGAGTGAGATTTTGAGTGCCGCCCCGCAATCCGGACGCGCTAACCCCCAAGAGGGCGCGGGCGACAGAAGAGTATCGTCCTCTGAGAATATATTTGTTCGCACGCTCGAAAACGCGCCGGCGAACGACGATCTCCTGCACGGGCGGGCGCGTCTGTGCCGCTCCTGCGGTGCCGAGACACAGAGCAGCGATGTTTGCCCCGCCTGCGCGGATGCGATGCGCGAGGAGCGAGCCGCGACTCTGCGTGAGCAATGCCGGATCCACCGGGTCCGACACATCGAGGACCTCCCGGTGCACGTGCTCGAAGAGATGCAGCGGGGGCGGTGCTGATGTCCTCTCCACCGAATTACCGCCCGGCAGAGCGCTGCTGCGCGACCTGCGATGAGGGGCACGGGAGCGGCATCAATGCCGGGTACTACTGCAGCTGGCATGACAGGATGCCCGTGTCCAAACACTGCGTCTGCGACGACTGGCGGCCGGAGGTGACGGACTGATGGCCGGTGACTGTGACGGCCAGAGCGCCCCTGACAACGTCCTGGAGCGGGCGTTCATGGCCCGGCTTCGCGCGGATGAGTATCGCGCCGAACTCAAGGCGCTGGAGAAGGAGTTCAACGACCGCGAAGACGTGATCGCAATCCGGCGCAAAATCGACCGATGCGAGCACGAGCGACAGACCTACATCGAGCAGGCGAAAGCCGCAGGCATCAGCAAGATAGGAAACTATCTCCTCAAGATCCGCACCCGGAAAACCCGCACCGTCGTACCGAAACTGTTTTTCGCCAAGCACGGTGCAGAGGCGTTTGTTGAGTGCTGCACGGTCGCAATCGGCAAGGCCGAGGCGCTGCTTGGCAAATCCGCGCTAGATGACTGTTGCGAGGTCGAGGTCAAAGAGATCGGCGTCAGTGTCGAGTATGAGCGCCCGGAGGCGGTGGAATGATCGACCTCATCCACATCTCTACCACTGCAAAGTACAACGATGATGCTGAGGTCTGGGTCGCCGACATCAAGGGTTACCCGGTCACCGGCAAGGGTGCGAGCCCCGAAGAGGCTGTGATCGATGCTCGTGACAAACTCCAGCGATTCTTCCTGGCGGTGGCCGGGCGCCGCTACGTATCCGTGGTGTATGCTCCCGTCTCGCTCAAGGCAGAGTTAGAGGTCCGGATCGAGTCCGACCGGGGCACGTCGCTCTCTGAGTTTGGGATCGACCTCAGCCGCGAGGAGCAGGGGGGAGAGGAATGAGCAGCGAGTTCCAGCCCGCTGGCCGCACCCTACCCCTCACTACAGTCGAGGGCTCGATTCAGATCGTGGAAATGGCCCCGTCTTGCGTCATCGGTATAGGTACGCTCTCAGGCGGGTGCCTGGGGGTCCAGTACTCCCTGCAGCATCTCCGTGACGCGATCGATGCGGCGATCGCCCGACTCTATCCTCTCGGGGACTCTGAGGACGCCGGGGCGTGCTCGGCAGATATCCAGATCGTCCACCCGAACTATGGGATCGTGGGTCCGACCGCCCCGATGCTCCTGATCAGCCGGCCGCGAGAAGGGGCCGAGGATGTGCCGTGCGTCATGGTCGCGGGCATTATCCCCGACCTCGACAACCCCCGCATCGTCCGCGACGCCGTCGAGGCCCGGGAGGTGGACTGATGTCAGACCTCCCCGCGACCACTGGCGCCGGCGGTATCGTCCCGGCGCAGTACAATCAGCAGCAGATCCAGCTGATCCGGGACATGTGCGCCCGGGACTGCACCGATAACGAGTTCCTCCTGTTGATGCAGCTCTCGCGGACCTATGGCCTAGACCCGTTCGCAAAACAGATCTGGGCGGTCAAGTATCCCAACGCACCGGCGGCGATTTTCTGCGGCAGGGATGGATTCATCGCGATCGCACACCGGAACGGTAATTTTGACGGCATGGAGTCCGGGACCCGGCTGGACGAGAACGGCGAACTCATCGGCTGGTGCAAGGTCTACCGGAAGGATATGTCGCACCCGTTCGTCGTCGAGGTGCCATTCGCCGAGTACATCCAGCGTAACAAGCAGGGTGAGGTCACGAAATTCTGGCGGGAGAAGCCGAAGACGATGATCACCAAGGTCGCGGAGTCTCACGCCCTTCGCCGGGCTTTCGGCATCAGCGGCCTGTACAGCCCAGAGGAGATCGACACCGGCGACCGACCGGAGCCGCGTTATGTCTCCGAGATGCCGCCCGCGACCCCGACAACGTGCGAGGTCTGCGGGATCCCGGTGCCGGAGGAGATCCGGGAGAAGACCAAGCCACACACCGACCGGGTGCTCTGCATCGAGCATTTCAGCGAGTGGTGGAACGCCAAGCAGGAGCAGGAGGGATCGGAATGACCGCCCCGAAAACTGTCTCCTGGTCGGCGCTCGTCAACGTCGGCAACAACGAGTCGCTCGCGCTCACCGTCTCCGGCGAGGCAGCGACCCCCGACGAGGCGCGGGGCATATTCGCGTTTGCGTGCGGGCAGTTGCTCGGTGTCGCGAACTCGGCCGACGAGACCACAGCGCCCCTGATCCGGGCATACGTCTCCCGGCTCGTCCAGACCGAGGAGGCGCGGCCGGTGGAGCGGGAAGCGCCCGCCCCGGTGCCGAAAAAGGGGACGTGGGTGCCGAAGATCACGAAAGCATCGTACGACGCGCGGCAGGCGAACGCGGCGGCGAAACAGGACGCCGTGCCCGCGACACCACCCTCTGCGGAGGAGCAAGCAGCGGAGGCCGTCGCACGGGTCGTGAAACTAAGTGCCCCTGTACAGAAGCAGGTAGAGAGTTTCGGCATCTGTGATAAGTGCGGCGAGGCCGTCCCAAAATCACAGGTGAAACTCTCGCAGTTGTTCATGAGCAAAACGCTCTGCAAGAAGTGCCAGGCGGAGGCGAGCGCGTGATCGACATCGCCGAGATTAAATACCCCCACCTCGACCGCATCCCGCTCCTGCGCCCGAACCCGGAGATCGTGCTCGGCAAGGAGATCTACTGGACGATCAAGGAGGACGGAACTAATCTGGGAGTCGCACTCAACGCCGACGGAGACCTCGCTCTGCGCACCCGCAACATGCCGGTTGCATCGGAAGAGTTCCATAAACACTTCCTGAGCACCGACGAGGCTGATCCAGTTCGCGATCTGCTTGAGGACGCACAAAACTGGAACTCCGAGTATGTGATCTTCGGGGAACTCTGCGTTAAAGGCAGGTCCCCAACGAGGATGGAGACACACGAGCGCACTCACTTCGTGGCCTTCGACATCTGGTCACAGAGGGCCGGGCGGTTTATGACTTACACCCAGATGCACCAGATGTGCTACCATGTCGGCCTGCCGTGTGTGGAGCTCATCGGCACCTGCAACGTCAGCACCCGCGAGGCGCTCTTTGAGTTCAAGGACCGGATGCTCGCCGAGGCAAAGAGGCGCGGGAAAGAAGGGGTCGTCGGGAAGGTCTGGGATGAGAATCCCTGGAACACTGGCGAGGCCGCCGGCACGAAGCGGGGGATTGTCTACTTCAAAGAGAAACACGACACGCCAAAACTCGAAAAGATCCCGCGCATGACAGTCCCCGGCACAGTCACGCTCCCGGTGCTCCCTGACTCAGAAGTCTCGGGAGCGATCGAGAAGGCGTATGCCGACCTGGGCGCGGACTTTTTCGACGTCCGGAAGGCCATGCCACTTGTGGCGCAATACGTCGCTGAGGAGTGCCGGAAGCACAACTGCGCGAATCCGAAGGATCTCTATCCTCGGTATCTCGCGAGAGTGCGGGATCTCCGGGAGGCGAGCGCGTGATCATCATCATCGCCGACGTCGACGAGGTCGCGGCGCTGCTTGGAGTAACTGTGCAGCGAGACCCCGAGATCGTCCGGCCGCAGGAGAGCGGCCCGTGCGTGCATTACGAGGACGGCACCCCCTATCGGTGCACCTACTCCTACGACGACGGGCGGTGCCCGCACCTCGACGACCCCGCGATCCTCTGCCCGGTCAAGGGCGCCTGCTACGCGATGTCCGAGGTCGCCAGGATGCGGGATGTCTGCGAGGCCGAGCAGGAGGAGCAGGACGCAGAGACGCCGGAGTTCGTCGAGCCGACGCCCGAGGAGGAGCCAGTCTACGAGGCATCACCCCTGGTGGATGAAGCGCATCTGGATGCTCGGGGGTGGACTCGGGAGCAGGAGGAGGCCATGTACGAGGCCTCGACACCGGCCGAGGCTATCCATCTCTACCGGGCTGCGTACCCTGGCTCCAGCCGCACCGATGCAGCGATCAAGAGCCGATACTACCAAAAGATCAGGCCGCGCCGGCACGGAGCGGACGGCCCCCTCCCCGACTTCGCCGGCGACCAGGTCCCGGTCACACAGTGCGAGGAGCCGGACAGCAAGGGTCTCTATGGTGACGCCCGGGCGCTACATGCGGATCTGATGGATGGCATGATGTGCGACCGGCCGATCGATGCGTATGAGCCGATCGCCGTCGGCGACCGGGTCGCCCTGGTCGAGGTGCCGGGCCGCATCGGGGAGGTCGAATTCGTCAGCAAGGAGCACGCCTCGGTACTGTTCCCGGGATCCGGGCCGGCCCGAGTGTTCGCGCTCGACGAACTCCGGAGGGTCGCGGAATGAGTCGCAGGTTCCCGGAGCTGCACAATCCCGGGTGGCTCCGGCAGCAGCACGGCGTGGAGTTCCGATCCGTAAAGGAGATCGCCGAGGTGATCGGGTGCTCTGAGAGCGCGGTAAATGGGGCGCTCCGTCGGGCGGGGGTGCCAAGGCTACCGAAATTGATGCGGGCGGCACTCCAGGCGCGGCGTGCCCGCGAAGAGGGGGAGGTGGAGGCGTGACCGGGGCGAAGCGTTGTCCTGGGTGCGGCAAGGTCAAGTCGCTTGATGAGTTCCACGTCGACCGATACCGGGCGGACGGACACACTGCGCGGTGCAAGTCGTGCAATAACGCGGCGTCTGCGGTGTGGCGGAGGAGGGGCGAGGCCCCAACTCCGCGCCCAACGTTTCCTCTGCTACGCGACCACGAGGCGTTAAAACAGCTGCACCTTCGCGAGTACTTAGCTCCCCGGGAGATCGCGGCTAGAGCCGGGTGTAGCGAAGCCACGGCGTGGAAAGCGCTCCGCCGGGCTGGAATCACGATAATCCCGAAAGGGCCGAGAGATACACTCAGGGCCCGGAGGGCGCGAGAAACCGAGGGGGATGTATGTATCTGAACTGTGGCCAACTCATCCCCGAATCCGAGACCCGTACGGTCGCCCTGGAGATCTGGGACGGTGAGACGGCCTACCGGTTCGCGGCAGGGGTCTCTGATATCTCGGCGCTCCTCCAGGAGCGGACGGCTCAGATACCGCTCTCGCAGCGGTTCGGTCTCTACGAGACGAGAGAGCGCGGCCGGGCGAGGCTGTCGACGACAGGGAAGGGTGCGGTATTCTGGTTTGATGCACTCCCTGGGCGGGCATTTACGGTTACCCGATCGAGGGTTGCCGGGGTTGCGCGTATGGCGGCGCGTGCCCCGGGCGAGAGGTGGCTCGATGCCGTGGTGTCGGAGATCCTCCCCGACCCAGTGCCCCGCGCCGGCACGATCCGGATGGGGGCGATTCGATGAGGCCCGGCGACGCGCTCGTCGTGTTCGACATTGAGGGGCTGCCGGTCACCCTCATCCTCCCTGAGCGGGACATCGATCTCGTGGCGCTACCGCACCGGGCGAACCGGATCCTGGCAGAGGGGAGAGACAAGGGGGCGGTCTGATGTCACTCACTCACCTCTCCCTCTTCAGCGGCATCGGCGGGCTCGATCTCGCCGCCGAGTGGGCGGGGTTCCGCACCGTCGGGCAGGTGGAGAGGGCTGATTACCCTTTTCGGGTGTTGCGGCGGCGGTTCGGTCGTCTACCGCGATGGAGGAATGTTGAGGATGTCACAGAAGACGCTCTCAGGAGAGCCCGTATTACACAGCCGACCGTTCTCTCCGGGGGGTTCCCGTGCCAGCCATTCAGCGTTGCCGGGAAGCGCCAGGGCGCGGAGGATGACCGCTATCTCTGGCCGGAAATGCTCCGCGTGGTGCGGCTCGCCCGGCCCACTTGGATTGTTGGAGAGAATGTTGCTGGGTTCGTCAGCATGGCGCTCGACGATGTGTGTGCTGACCTGGAGCGTGAAGGTTACGCCTGCCGACCGCTCGTATTTCCGGCTGCAGGCGTCGGTGCCCCGCACATGCGGGACCGGTGCTTCGTTGTGGCCCACGATGACGCGGGCAGATGCCCAGGGGCACGCCTATCAGTACTCGAGGGGCGACCCATCCAAACCAGTACCGACCCTCGTGGGCGCCGCGAGGATGTATCCCACTCCGCACGCGAATTGTCACACCGGAGCGGGGGAGCACGGCACCGGAGGGCTGAACCTACAGACGGCGGTTCAAATGTTCTCAACTCCTACGGCGAACGATGCGAAGAATGCAACCCTGCCCCTGGGAGCGGGGAGCCGAGATTCCCTGCCTGGCGATCTGATCCGTTCGGGGGCCTCTGGCTCACTGAACCCGATGTGGGTCGAGTGGCTGATGGGATTTCCCATCGGGTGGACCGACTTAGAGCGCTCGGCAACGCGGTCGTTCCGCAGCAGGCATATCCGATCTTCGCGGCGATCGCGGCGATCGAGACGGGGGCGATAGCGTGAGGGGGCTCTGGTTCACCGCGGGGTTCCTGCTCGGGGTCGTGGTGACGGCGCTCGGGCTGCTCTGGATGATGATGGCGGCGGCGGTGATCGGATGAAAGTCCGCCTCGTAGATGTGGATTCGAAGATCCCAAACCTCGCCCTGATGAAGATCAGCGCCTACTATAAGGCGCGCGGGGATGAGGTCGGGTTCGATGTCACCGAACCCGATCGCGTCGTCGCATCAGTCGTGTTCACGCAGAACCGATGGAAAGCGACCGCACTCCGGTTCATGTTCCCCGGCGCGGAGATCGTGGCCGGGGGATCGGGATATGATCTCACGGCGACCTTGCCGGACGAGATCGAGCGGATGAAACCTGACTATGACCTGTATCCCGCCATCACCTACTCACTCGGGTTCACGACGCGAGGGTGTATCAGGAGGTGCGCGTTCTGCATCGCCCCGACGAAGGAGGGGCGGTTCCGCCGGGCGCAGCACATCCGTGAATGGCACGATGAGCGGTTCGATTCGGTCATCTGCCTGGATAACAACGCCTACGCAGATAAGGCATGGTTTTTCGAGAATACCGATTACATCCTCGAAAACGGCCTGAAGTACAATGCTATCCAGGGGATGGACATCCGTATCCTCGATGAGGAGATCGCCGGGAGGCTCGCAGACCTCGAGTGGTCGGGGCAGCTCCACTTTGCCTTTGACCGGATCCAAGATGAGGAAGCGATCAGGCGAGGCATCCAGATGCTCAAGGACGCCGGGATCCGCACCCGGCACGAGGTGAGTATCTACGTCCTCGTCGGGTTCGATTCGTCGCCCGAAGAGGATTACCGCCGATGTGAGATCCTGAGAGAGATCGGCGCGGGGGTGTTCATCATGCAGTACAGGCGCACCGCGTGGACAAAACGCCTCGCTCGGCTGAATCGTCCGCAGATCTATTGGTCGTGCGATCTCGCAGAATTCGCACCCGAGGCGGTGGTCGCGTGACACGGAAGTGGAACCTACCTCTGACCTACGCGCCGAAGATCGACGGCGTCTGCGACGGCACGATCCGACAGACAATCCGGGCCGGGCGGAAGTTCAGCCCGGGCGATCTGGTATCGTTCCACGGCTGGAGGGGTCGCTCGTATCGGTCGCCGGGGTCGTTCCGGACGCCGTATTTTGAATTAACTGAGGTGTATCTGATAATCATCTATCCGGATTGCATATTGGCCCCCGGTGGAGGGGCGTTTCCACCGTGGCCCGCATTTGGAGAGGATGAGCTTGCCGATCTTGCCCGACGCGACGGCATCGAGCCGCCGACCGGGGAGGCGCTGCGCGACGTGCTCCTCGGGATGCACGCGATCCCGGACGAGGGTGTCGAGGCGCAGATTTTGAGGTGGTAACGTTTGAGTTCTATCGTTCTGAAAATTCCATGCAAGTCATCGTCGTTCCATGCTGCCCGGGGGGTCCTGCAGAAACCATTTCCGGCGGCCACCTATCATGCGCGGCAGGAGATCCTCGCCCGAGTCCAGGAGTGGACAGGTATCACGATCCTCCTGGACGACGTGGCATATGTGCCGCTGCGGACTGACTGGCTACCTCCGAGAGATCGTCGGACTGCGGACGGGATTGAGGTCCTGGTCGATGGGGGTCGCCCGGATCAGTGGCCCCCGGAGGTGCAGGCGGCGATCGAGGCCCGGAGGACCGGGTCGATCGCGGCAGGGCAGATAGGGCAGTTATGGGAGATGTTGTGTGATGATCGAGAGGTATCGGAGGTATCCAAAGTATCGGGTGCTTCGGCGACGGTATTACCCGACGGGGCGACCGTTGATGGCGGTCCGGATGCGGCGGTTACCATGGCAGCCCAGGAGGCGGACGCCGAAGGTCCGCAGACTGGCCCGGGAGAACGCCCGGAGGCGGCACCGGCTGAGACTGCGGCGGAAGGGACTGATCTGAATGGCGACGTACAGAGCGAGGCGCCCGTGGTGGCGGAGGAATGTGTGGCGAGTGTGGTATCCGCCGGAGATATCGCGATTGAGACTGCGCAGGATCCGTCGAGGATTGGGCGCAGTCCTCCTCCGGAAACGGTGGAGCGCGATGCCAACGCCGCGCCCGAATTGGGACGTAGAGATAGAGTATCTACCGTAACCGAGCCGGTCATCCCCGACGCGGAGATCGACCGGCTGGAGCCCGGCTCCGATGAGTTCACCAGGGTCGTTCAGCGCCTGGAGCACTACGGTGCGAAGTTCCCGTCGTGGTTCTGCGAGCAGCCCGTCGAGACGGTCCGGGCAGGGCTCAAGGAGGCGGCCCGGTCCGAGAAGGTTCTCCGGGCGTATGCCGCCGAACAGGATGGGATCCGGAGGCAGCGGGACGCTCTGGTCGCACAGTGGGCGATCGATGTCGGAGTAAGCCTCCCGGACCCTGAGCCGGCGATCGGGCTGGAATACCCCTGCACCGACGACGGCAACGGGGATCGGCTCGTCGCGCAGTACCGGGACTCGATCCGGTTCTGCAAGACATTTGATGCGTGGTACCTCTGGGACGGCTCGCGGTGGGAGCGCGACGAGACCTGCCGGATGCTTGCGCTCGCCAAGCGGGTCGCGAGGACGATCCACATCGAGGCGTCCGCGACCACGGACGACCGGCGCGAGAAGGTCGGGAAGTGGGCGCTCTCGTCGGGGATGCTCTCACGGCTCAAGGCGATGATCACCTGCGCCTGCCCTGCCGTGGCGGTGACGCCGGAGGAGTTCGACGCACATCCTACGTTGCTCAACTGTCGGAACGGGACGCTGGAGCTCGATACCTTGACGTTCCGGCAGCCGCGGCGGGAGGATCTCCTGACGAAGCAGGCCGGGGTTGCCTACGATCCCGCGGCGGCGTGCCCCACGTGGCTCGCGCACCTAGACCTAGTGTTCGGCGAGGACACAGCCTATATCGAGGGGTTCCAGGAGCTCTGTGGGTATTCGCTGCTCCAGGAGAACCCTGAGCAGATTATGGCGATCCTCTACGGCATCGGGAAGAACGGTAAGAGCGTTACCATCGGGGCACTGGCGCGAGTATGGGGCGATTACGCAGTCAATATCGCCGCCGAGAGCCTGATGGTGCGCCGGAACGACGGCCCGCGCTCGGACCTGGCGCGGCTGCACGGCGCCCGGCTCGTCACGGCATCAGAGGGGGAGAGCCGGGCATCCCTCGCAGAGAGTGTGGTCAAGCAGATCACCGGCGACGACGCGATCACCGTCCGGCGGCTCTATGAAAATGAGTTCCAGTTCCGGCCCGGGGCGAAGATCTTCCTCGCGACGAATCACGAGCCCCGCATCCGGGGCACGGACGAGGGGATCTGGCGGCGGTTGTGGTTGCTGCCCTTCACTGTGACTATCCCCGAGGGGAAGCGCGACCCGGCCATCCTCGAACGGCTGGAAGCGGAGGGAGCCGGTATCCTGAACTGGTGCTTGGAAGGGCTCCGGCGGTATCAGGAGAACGACTGCCGTCTCGCGCCACCGGAGAAGGTGCTCGCGGCCACGGCTCGGTTCCGGTCGGAGAGTGATATGGTCGGGCGGTTCCTGGCGCAGGAGATGAAGACGGACCCGATGGGAACGATCGAGCGGACGGTGCTCTATAAGATCTACCTCAAGTGGTGCGAGGACGAGGGCGAAAAACCGGTCAGCAACCGGGCAGTGATCAAGTATCTCCGGGAGCGAGGGTTCGGTGAGAGGAAGCTCGGCGGGGCCATGTGCTGGACGGGTATACGCATAAAGAGTGCTATCGAAGAGGAAGAAGATGCTACAGCGGGATCGGTACAGGGAGGTCTCTGAGATGGATTATCGCCGGCCTGGGCGGGGGTTTTCGGCAGGGCAGGAAGGGCAGGAAAAAACAGAAAGTTTTTCAGATGTTAGAGGTCTGAAAAACTTTCTGAAATTTGGTGCCCCAAATACCCCAAAAGGCACGAAGGGTATGAGGTTTCAGGAGTTTCTAAACTCCATGTTTCGGAAAAGTTTTCAGAATTTTGTGCCCTTCGTGCCCGTGAGAGGGTTTTGGGCATATAGGGCATATAGGATCGTAATTTTCCCATGTGGGGGGGGTATAGTAAAAGTTACGAAACTATGTGCCCTAAATACCCCACTCGTACCGGGGGCGATCTGAGTGCGTATCCTCTGCACTGTCGACCGGCACTTCGACACCATCACAAATCGAGAAAGTGTTACTCGGGGCGGCGGGTCGCTCACGAGCACCTCGGCCTGCGCCATAGCGCGCCACCGGGACTACTCTGCATCGGGCGGTATGTCACCCCGCCCCGACCTCTCCCGGCGATCCCTGATCCCGGTAGAGCATCCCCGCCCCTCGCGCCCCTCGCCGAATCCGGGACAATGCATGCGGGACAATGTCACTGTGAGGCTGACGGGGGGCCGGTCATGATCTCCCGGTGGGACGCCCTCCCGAACCTCCTGGTCCACGGGGGTTACGAGGATGAGCCATACTCCATCCGGTTCAGGTGCGAGCGGTGCGGCTCGACCGTATTCTATCACCTGGAACCGCCGTACGAAGCAAGAGAGGATCCTGTCACCATCCTCCGAGTCTTCATTCTGCGCTGCACCCGGTGCGGGTTGATCGAAGCCACGGTCGCCCGGACGGACATCCTCGGAGGCCAACTATGAACCGGCAGGAGGCCCGCGAACAGTTCGGGCACGCGATGTTCCTGGTCGGCGGAGTCTCGATCATCGCCGAGGACGTGAACGATCGGGGCGACGAAGTGCAGTTCTCAGTCTGGATCCGAAAAGAGGACGTCGAGAAGTTCCTCGGGAACCTCTCGCGCGACCCACGGCAGGCATCCATCGACCTCTACGGCCCACCACGCTATGCACGGAGCACGACCGACGACTGCCGCTGGGAGAACCTCGCCGAAGGGTTAACGGGGGGCGAGCGGCCGTGAAATTCCATTTCCCGAAAATCAAGGACGGGCTCATTACTCGAATGACGATCACGCCGACCGGCGCGATCAAATACCTGACGATCGAGTCATACGCAGACGAGATAGACCTGACAGGGCTGACACTCGACAACTGTGCGGAGATCACAGTCAACAGGATACACCAATGGCCCGACACGCGCGAGGAGACGTCATGACCCCGCTCACCCCCAGCCCCCGCGTCCTCTACATCAGCGGCCCCTTCTCGCACCCCGACCCGGTGCACGGCATCCCTCGGAACATCCTCCTCGCCTCCGAGGCGGCCCTCGTCGCCTGGCGGGACGGGTGGGCCGTCCACTGCCCGCATAAAAACTGCTCCGGGTTCGAGCACGCCGCTGGCATCCCCTACGAGACGTGGATCCAGGGCGACCTCGAACTCCTCCGCCGGGCCGACGCGATCTGCATGGTCGGGTCGTGGACCAAGTCCCCCGGGGCTCTCCAGGAATATCGCCTCGCCCGGGACATCGGGCTGCCCGTCTACCGCTACGTCGCCGAGGAGATCCGACCGATGCCAGCACCCGCGTTGCAGGTCTATGATGCCCTGGCAGAGGAGGCGAGCCCTCATGCCGCGGATTGAGATATCTCACGAGGACGCCGCCGATATCGCCCGGCTCTGTTACCTCCTCGAGCCGGGGGTGGTCCTCACTCGGGCGGAGGTAGTCCACCAGGTCCTCGTCGAGTGGCGGCAGGCGAAACTGGCGAAACTGGTTAAACCGGCGAAAGTGGCGAAAACGCCATAATCTAACCTATTTATCTATTCGGGGGGCCTATACCCTCCTGATTGTATGGCCCTTGACAAGCGGCGCCAGGTCGCCGAACGGATCATCGCCCTGCTCCGGGCGGAGGGCTACGTCCGGACCGGGGGCGAGATCAGCCGCGAGACCGGCGAGTGTCGGATCAACCTCGTCGGCGAAGATGACTCGATGTGGATCAATATCCGCGATGCTCCCCCATCTCTTCTCGCCGAGTTCTGCAACGTCTACGAGGAGATCCACGCGCTCGGCATCGGCCTCATCCACACCTGCACCCGGCTCCGGCCGATGAAATTCTCAGAGATCCGGCTCGAGGATTTCTCCCCGGAACTCCAGCAGGACGTGGAGAAGGAGTTCCACTACTACTACGCGGCGTTCTGGACGATCCGGATTCTCGTCGCGCTGGTAGTCATCTGGAGAACGGGCGGTTTCGAGCTGGCAGCGCACCTCCTGGGGTGGTGACGATGCCCGGCGGCGAGAAGTGGCACGATGGGGTCCCGGACATTGTCCGGAGGCTGGCCGGCCGGTCAAAAGCGGGGCTGACCGACGCGGAGGTCGCCGAGGAGTTCAGGGTCGACATCCGGACCGTGCACCGGTGGAAGAAGAGCCACCCGGAGTTTGCCAAAGCACTGATTGAGACGAAGGCCTTGCTCGACTCCCGGGTCGAACTCTCGCTCTACCGCCGCGCGCTCGGCTACCGCTACACCGAGGTCGAGGTCACGCTCGAGGACGGCGAGGTGACGAAGCGCGTCGAGCGGGAGAAGGAAGTCCTGCCCGATGTGGGCGCGATCCGGCTCTGGCTGATCAACCGGGACGCGGCGAACTGGCGGGACAAGCAGGACGTCGAACACAGCGGCACCATAGAGATCCACATCGACCAGGATGACGCAGCCCTTTAAGAAAACCGAGGATCAGCGGAAGGCTACCGCCCTGATGATAGGGGTATACAAGTGGATCCTCCTGCACGGGGGCAGCCGTAGCGGCAAGACGTTCATCCTGGTCCGGGCTATCTGCATCCGGGCCATGAAGGCCGCAGGCAGCCGGCACGCCATCTTCCGGCTGCGGTTCAATCACGCCAAGCAGTCGATCTTCATGGAGACGCTGCCCGCCGTCCTGAAACTCTGCTTCCCGGGCGTGCCGGTCAAGTGGAACAGGGAAGATTATTTCATCACGTTCCCGAACGGCTCGGAGATCTGGATTGCCGGTCTGGATGACAAAGACCGGACCGAGAAGGTCCTCGGGAAAGAATATGCGACCATCTACTTCAACGAGGCATCGCAGATACCCTACTCGTCGGTCTCTATCGCCGAGACCCGGCTGGCTCAGAAGACGGATCTGGAGAATAAGTTCTATTTCGACTGCAACCCGCCGACAAAGAGCCACTGGCTCTACTCCTACTTCTTCTTGAAAATAAACCCCGAGACAAAGACTGCCCACCCTAGACCGGACCTCTACGCCGAGCAGCAGATGAACCCGGACGGTAACCGCGAGAACCTGCCCAACGACTACATCGAGACGGTCCTCGGCGCTCTGTCGGAACGGAAACGCCGCCGGTTCAAAGAGGGCGAGTGGTTGGACGATGTCGAGGGGGCGCTCTGGACCAGGAACATGATCGCCATGTCCCGGGTGGTCCGGGCTCCCGCCCTCGTCCGGATCGTGGTGGCCGTCGACCCCGCCGTGACGGCAACGGCGACGAGTAACCGGACGGGCATCGTCGTTGAAGGGCTCGACGAGCGGGGGCACGGCTACGTCCTCGCCGACCGGACGATGGAGCGTGCCAGCCCGGCAGAATGGGGGAATGCCGTGGTTAACGCCTATCATGAGTTCCAGGCCGACGCCGTCATCGGGGAAGTAAACAACGGCGGTGACCTCGTGGAGCGGAACATCAAGGTGATCGACCCGACGATCCGCTTCCGCAAGGTCCACGCAACCCGGGGCAAGATCGTCCGGGCTGAACCGCTCGCCGGCCTGTACGAAGAGGGGAAATGGCACCATGTCGGCGAACTCCCCGAACTGGAAGACGAACAGTGCAGCTATGCGCCCCAGATGCAAGGCGGCGGCGACTTTGATAGCCCCGACCGGCTCGACGCCCTGGTCTGGGGCGCCTGGGACCTGACCGGCAGAATACCCGGCGCCCGCGCCCTGATTGGCAGCGGGACGACCCGAACCTGGTGAGACCATGATCGAACGACTGACACGACTATTCGCAAGCACGCCGACCGCACCGGCCCCGCAGACCCGGATCGTCGGCGGCGGCAGCGACGACAACCCGCACGCCCGGATCGGGTGGAGCGACAAGACCGACCGCAGAAAACAGATCAAGCGCTGGATGGAGAAGTATCGCCGGGGCGGACCGTATGCCGACGCCATCGACGCATACTGGCTGTTCGCGCTCTCGAACGGCTGGCAGCTCGCCTGCGAGAAAGGGGCCGAGCCGATGAAAGACCGCGTGCAGGCGTGGCTCGACCAGCCGCATGTCGATCTCGACGAGATCCTGAAGCAAGCCATCCTCTCCGCGAAACTCGCCGGCGACGCCTACCAGGAGATCGTCCTCACCCGGTCCGGCGACGTGTGGGGTGTCGTCACTCGCGACCCGTCGTCGTTCCGGAAAGAGTGGGACGAATACGGCCGGATCACCGGATACCGCCAGTTCGTAGGCGACGAGAAGACCGGCGACAAGGGCACCCCGATCGACAAGGAGCGGATCCTGAACCTCGTCCTCGATCAACTCCCGGGCGACGTCTACGGGCTCTCGCTCTGGGAGCGGGCCGAGGACGACATCGAGCGGGACGTCGACATCATCGAGAGCACGACGAAGGCGATCCACCGCCACGGGACGCCCAAGCAGCAGTGGAAGGTCGGCGACGACGAGCGTCGGGCGAGCGAGGTCGACCTCAAAGCGGTCGAGAAGGAGATCAAGACGATCAATGCGAAGACGGACTTCGCCACCACACACGACGTTGAGATCGTGCCGCTCGACACTACCGGCGTCGCGAACGTCGACACCTACAGCAACGTCTCCCTGCAGCGGACCGCCTGCGCTCTCGGGGTCCCGGAAGAGATGCTCGGGCTCGGTCGGGGGTCCACCGAGGCCACGGCCACCGTGCGGATGCAGACGTTCCTCGACAAGATCAGCACCCTCCAGGCCGGCGTCGCCCGCACCTACTCCCGGGGGCTCATCGACCGGATCACCGGTCGCCCCGGTGCAGTCTGGATCGTGTTCAACGACGTCTCCCCAGATGATGAGCTCAAAACCGCCGATATGCTGAACAAGGTGATGACCAGCACCCCGATGGATCCCTTCGCCGTCGTCAGCCGCAGGTGGGCACAGAACCGCCTGGGCGTGGGCCCCGATGAGTGGGAGAAGGAGGAGGGCCGCGGGGAATGAGTCTCCAGGTCTACAACTCCAGAGAGCGGCGGCGGGACCTCATCCCGGAGGAGGCGCTTGTCGGGGCCGTAGTCGAGGAAACCTGCGACGACGGCGAAGGGGCTCTTGCCCTCCTGGCTCTCAGGCTGAAGGACGGTCGGAAAGTCATCCTCACCGGGTCGAGTCAGATCGAAGTCGACTCGATCTTCCTGAAATGGGACGAGGGCCCGAGGTAATGGCACTCAGCACCTCTTCAGCGGTCCGCACCCTCTCCCGCAGCACTCGGCAGGACCCGATGCAGTCGAAGACCCGCCGGAAGACCTACGAGCGGAAACTCGTCGCCCTCTTCCGCCGCTACCGGGCCGCGGCCCTCGCCTCACTCGACCTTGCCCGGGAGAACGAGGCCCGGGCTCTCGAACCCCCGTACATCCAGATCTCCTGGTTGGCCAGACTGGACCCGCTCGCCCAGGAGGTAATCCTCGCCCCCGGGGGGCGGGTCATCAACGAGTCGGCGGAGACGGGATTCCGTCACGGCGTCCTGTACGCAGAGCGTGCCCTCGCCCGGGTTGGCATCTCCTCGAAACTCGGGGAGGGACCGGCCGACTGGCGCGTGATCGACGTTCTGCAGGCCCGGAACCTCTCGGCGCTGAAAGGCATCACGGCCGAGACCAACAAGGCGATCATCCGCAGCCTCACCGAGGGCATCAACAACGGGGAGGGCGTCGTCAAACTCCGCAAGCGCCTCATGGCCGAGGTCGAGGGGATCGGGTACAACCGAGCCCGCCTCATGGCGCACACCGAGACGATGTATGCCTCGAACGAGGGTGCGAAACTCCGGTACAGCCAGCACGGCATCCGAAAGGTCGAATGGCTCACCGCCGGGCACGGCGACACCTGCGATCAATGCGCCGCCCTGAACGGCAAGGTCTTCGACATCGCCCAGGCGCCGCCCTGCCCGCTGCACCCGATGTGCCGGTGCACGCTGCTCCCGGTAATTGAGGACCCACTATGACGAAGGTAAATGCACCAATGGGCCGCACCTCGCGGGTCACGCTCGAAGAGCGGCTCGATGCACAGCAGCAGCAGATCACGGATCTCGAAGAGCAGATCGCGAGGATATCGATGCACATCTTCCGGAGGCGGGTCCCGTGACCTCTGGCAAGCGGATCACCCCGGAGATGCAGGCATACATCCTCGCGAACAAGGGCCGCCTGTTCCCGGCCGAGATCGCGTATAACCTCAGTGTGCTCTACGGGGTGTCGATCACTAAGGACGGGGTGCGGAAGCACCTCCAGCGCCTGCAGCGGTCCGCATCCTGTAGATAAATTCCCATATACTTCTCGGGGCTACCTTAGAGCATGACGAATTATGCCGTCTCTTACCACCCGGCCGCCGCGATCGAGGCTGCGATCGAGGCCGTTGCAACGACGGTGGAGATCCAGGTGATCCCGATCTCCGACGGGAAAGAGTTCATGCTCATCCAGAAACCCGCCACGACTCCCTGATCCTCTTTTTAGTCTCTGCCCGGACCCGGTACAGATAAATTCCCATATATCCGGGGGGGCGCATAGTAGTACATGCCCAGTACCGGAGATCCGTCTCCCACGGCATCTCGCCCCTTCCGGCGAGAGCTCGGGCTGGAACTGTCGAGGGACAACCTCGAAGATCTGCCGAACGGCGGGCTGCTCATCCACGACGTAAAACTCCTCGCTGAGGGGACGTGGACCGACAGCGCCGTCGGCACTCCGCTATTCTACCCTGCCCGCTCGCTCGAAGCGAACGCGGCGAACTGGCGAGACCGCTCTGCCTGGAGCCGCCACCTCGGCAGGACCCCCCGCGACATCACCGAGAAGATCGGGGTCGTGGATGATCCTCGCTATGCGGACCGGGCGGTCGTCGGCGACATTCGGCTCCACGGACTCACGCAGAAGAGCCGGGACACCATCGCGCTCGTCAAAGCAGGCGAGGTCAACTACGTCAGCGTCGAGCACGGCGGTCCGGAGAAGTGGAACGCGGAGACCCGGCAGTACGAAGCAGCAGAGATCATCTTTTACGGCGTCGCGATCGTGAACCGGGGCGCGTGCCAGAAATGCACGATCCGGGGGAACGAGGCGCCGGAAGAGGAGGAATCCGAAATGTCAGACACCAAGGAACTCGAAGCGAAGATCGAGGCGCTGACGAAGGAGCTGGAGGCCGTGAAGGCCGCCGCCAACGCCACGCCCGAACCTGCACCCGCACCGAAGGAGCTGGAAGAGGCCCTGGCTGCGATCAAGGCTCTGACCGAGAAGGTCAAGCAGCTCGAAGCACAGCCCGCCCCGGCAGCGACCGTCCCCGGTCCCGCCCCGGAGCGAGAACTCGGCGAGGTCGAGACCCTCGTCGTGATCGACAAGGAAACGAAGACCGTGAGGGGGCTCTGAAATGGCAGACACTACACCCGCAGCATTTGACCCGAAGCCGAAGCATCTCGGCAGCGTGAAGACCTACAAGGCCGGCGCGGCAATCCTCGCCGGGCAGGTCGTGGCCTTCCACGGCACCGGCGTCGCCGACACCGTACACCCTTGCGTCGCCGGGACCACTGAGGCCCCCGCCGGCATCGCCCTGTACTCTGCAGCCAAGGATGCCCTCGTAGCTGTGGCCGGGAACGGCTCGGTCCTGCTCGCCTGTGAGGGGGCCGGAGCCGCGATCGACGCCGGACATGGCGTCATGGTCGACGACACCGCCGGGTGCATCATCACCGGGACCGACACCGCCGCCGCCTGGTGGGTTGGCGTCGCGCAGGAGGATGTCGCCGCGAACTCGACCGGTTACATCGAGGTGCAGATCCAGCATGTGCCCAAGGCAGGAGCGTGATACCCATGACTGAATCCTTCGTTCATACCCGCCGCCTGGCGGACTACCTTGAAATGGCCCACATGGGGCCCGGGGAACTGAAGCGGGCCGTTGAGGTCCGCGTGCCGCGGAAACTCGCCTACATGACCGACGACGGTAAGGTCGAGAGCGCTCGCGAACTCCTCCTCGCCGAGGGGCTGGCTGCGACCAACCTGATCCCGACCGAGGCCTATGCTACGGTGGTCGAAGGGTCGGAGCCCGCGAAGTGCATGCGGAACGTCCTCCCGGTCTTCCGGATGCCGACGCAGGTCATGACCATACCTCTCGGCGAGACGGGCAGCTACGCGCCGCAGGTCGCCGAAGGTGCGGAGATCCCGATCGCCACGCAGGAATACGACCCGGCCACGCTCACCGCCGTCAAGTACGGCGAGCGGCCGCTCATCACCCGGGAGATGGTCGCCGACGCGAAGTTCGACGTCATCGCCCAGGAGATCCGTAAGGCTGGCTACAAGATCGAGAACGCCCTCAACCGTCGTGCCCTCTCCGTCATCCTGGAAGGGTCGGGCACCGCCGCCGACTGTGCCGCAACCGGGACCGGGGCGGCGTTCGTCAGCGGTATCACATCCGCTATCGGGGGGATGATCGGGCTCGGGCACACCCCGACCGATATCGTCTACTTCCCGACCGCCTACGGGGCGGTGATCGACCGGGTCTCGGGGCTGAACGGCTCGTCTGCGGACTCCGTGCTCAGGACCGGCCGCCTCCCGCAGCTCTTCGGCTGCAACTCCAACATCTGCGGCGTCACCGACGATTCCGCCACCTACACCTGGGGATATGGCACGAACGACTACATCGGGGCGCTCGTCGTCGACCGCAACGCCGCCGGGGGGATTGGTATCCGCGAGGACGTCACCATCGAGCAGTACAGTGACCCGATCCGCGACCTCGTCGGGATGAAGGTCACTGCCCGGTTCGACGCGGCCCGTTTCATCGCGAACGCCACATACCGCGTGCAGTACTGAGCGTGAGGAGGATCTCTCCCCCATGCTCTCCAAGCAGAACAGCGGGAAATACCTGACCCGGGAATGGAACGACCCGGACGGTGAGCGGCAGCGGTGCCTCTACGACATGCGGCAGTTCACCGCAGAAGAGTGCGAGTACTACGAGGTTTACGGCACCGGCCCCTTCGACGGGCTCGGCTACCAGCTCGATGAGAACCTGATCACTGAGACCTCGCCGGTCGATGTCAACACCCGCCCGGTGCCGTTCGATCACCGGGACCTGCCGGAGGTGGGGCATTGACCTACTGTGCCCCCGCCGATGTAGTCCTGGCATCCGGGACGATGCTCGCCACCGAGACGATCACCGCCCTCATTGAGAAGTCCGACCGGCGGATCGATGCCGCCCTCGCCGAGGCCACACTAACCGGCACCGCCGGGGATCTCGACCTGGAGACGGCATCCGTCCACTACACGATCGCCACGATCATCGACCGGGGCCGGCTCATGAACGAGCGCACGAACTCGCTCAACCTCGGTGGAGACCTCACGATCGGGAACAACACTCAGAACGAGATCGACTACCACGAGTCCCTTGCCCGGGAGGCTGTCGGACGATACCTCGCCCGGCGCCGCGGATCGCGGGTTTCTGTCAGGAGGGTGAACGGATGATCCCGGGCGCTCTTTTGATCCACACCTGCACCATCACGCACCAGGCAGACACGGGGGAGGTCGACGACTTCGGCGTGCCCAAGACCACCACGACCACGCAGACGGGCGTCAGGTGCCGGTTCACGAACCCGGGCACCCAGACCCGGCGTCTGGACCTCGCCAGCGGGCAGGTCTTCCAGATACTGCCGGGAGTCCTCCTTCCCGCAGAGACGGCGATCGCCGAGCGAGACACCGTCTCCGACGGCCCCCTCGGGTTCGGCAAGACCTACACGGTGAAGGCGGTGAAGGCAATCTACGGGCCGACGAGCATCTCTCACCTGAAAGCGGAACTGGAGGCGGCGACGTGAGCTTGCCAGAGAACACCCTCGGCACCCTGACCGACCGGGAACTACTGATCCTGATCTACGGCGAGGTGTCGGCGGTCTCCGAGGCTGCCAACGACCACGAGGCCCGGCTCCGGATCCTGGAGGCGCAGTGCAACCAGGGCCTCGGCCGTCTCGCTGCAACCAGTAGCGGGGCCGGAGCCGTTGCCGGCGGGGTCGTCGCCGGCGCCCTGAAACTCTTGGGGTGGTTCTGATGCCTGGCCTCAACGTTGCCGGGGGGGACGATCTGATCCGGAGGCTCCAGAACCTCGGCGACCGGGCCCCGGGCGTGCTCGCCGAAGGCGTCTGGCGGGGCGAACTCAAGGTCGAGAGGGAGGCGAAGCGCAGGTGCCCGGTCGGAGTGTCCCGCCCCGGATACACCGGCGGGCGCCTGCGGAATTCTATCACCGCCGAAGAGCCGGTGGTGGAGGGGAATCGGGTTTCCGGCGTCGTCGGGACGAATGTCGAATACGCGCCGTTTGTCGAGTACGGAACCGGTCGCAGGGGCGACGCCTCCGGGGTTGAGCATCCGGACGACTACATCTACGGCCCAAAACCCGGCATGGATGCGCAACCATTCCTCCGCCCGGCGCTCGACGAGAATGCCGACAAGATCCGGCGAATCATCGCCGCCGGGATTCAGGATGCGATCCGGAGGGAAGGGGTATGATTCAGAAGGCCATACGGCAGATCCTGGTGAACGACGCAGGGGTCTCCGCCCTCGTCGGGACCCGGGTATACCCGATCCACGTCGACGGCCCGATCACAACGCCATATATCAAGTATCTGACAGTCTCCGATGCCCGGATCTTCAAGACGATCCGCCCTCCCCGGATGCAGATATCCTGTTGGGCGGACGACTTCGCGACGGTCCGGCAACTCGCCGAGGCCGTCATTGCAGCGCTCGACGACTACCGTGGGATCGTGGACGGCACAGCGATCGAGAGTATCCAGTTCCTCAACGCACCGGAACTCTACGAGGCCGAAACCCGCCTGTATCACATCCCCTGTGACTTCAGAGTCACCTACAGAGAGTGAAGATAATGACTTTCCAGACATCCGTGCAGAACCCGGCCGCGATCCGGCTCGGCTCCTGCAAACTTGAGGTCGAGGACCACCCGGGGGCGTTTGCCAGCATGACCGACGTTGGCATCCTGAAGGGCGCGAAACTCACCGTGAACCGCGAATCGATCACCATCCAGCCGGACAACGCGCCCGAAGTGGATGTGTCCGACCAGATCACCGGCGCCGAGGTTACAGCAACACTCCACGAGTGGACGCTCGCGACGCTCGAAAAACTCGGGCTCGGGACCGTCACGGCCACAACCACCACCCCCGTCAGCGGACAGACCCTCAACGTCGCGTCTGGTGCGTGGGACTACTCCACGTTCATCCCCGTGACCGACCAGCCGAGCGCGACGATCGCATCGGTCGCCGGGTCAACGAACCCGGCGCTCGTTGCCGGGACTGACTATCACGTCATCACCGACGACGAGGGCGTCACCGGGATTGTCGTGCTCGACTCGGATACGGTCACCACGGACGACCAGGTGCTCACGATCACCTACGGCTACACCCCGATCGCGTCGAAGACCATCAAACTCGGCGGCAAGGGGTCCACCCCGAAGTACATCGCCGTGCAGATGACGAACACCAACGCCGCCGGCAAGAAGTACCGGTATCGGCTATTCAAGGTCAAACTGTCGTCCAACTTCGAGCACACGTTTACGGCGGACGCGGGCGGAGAACCTGCTGGCATCCCGATCACTCTGACAGCGCGGCCCGATCCGACGCTTGACGACGGGGAGAACGTCATCCAGATCTACGACGAGCAGGCGGTGTGACGATGGTCGAGATCATCGACCTCTCCACCCTTTCGCCGAAACCAGTGATCGTCCGCATCGGCAACGGCAGCGAGATTGAGGAGATCGATCTCACGATCGTTCCTGCTCGCGGCACGCTGACCCTGACGCAGGCGACGCAGGAACACGGCGGGTTTGACAAAATCCCTGACGGCGAGATGGTCATGGCGATCGCAGATATCTGCCACATATCCAACCCCAAGATTACCTACGAGTGGCTGATGGCCAACCTCACCCGGCCGCAGCTCGCAGGGCTGACACAGGTCGTTATCGCGCAGGCGTTCCGCCGGTGGGGTGGCGGGGACAAGGGTGACAAGGAGGGGGAGGTAAAAAACCCGTAATCGAGGCAGGCCGGATCGTCGCCCGCCTCTGCCGGATCTACGGGTGGACGCCGGACTACTGCCTCGATCGCCTATCGTGGGCGCAACTCCTGATGTATGGCGCCTACGCGACGGAAATGACGTATCGGCTCGATCCCGCCCCGGCAACGCCACACAGCGCTGCCCAGGCGCCCGCCGACGCACCGGACGCGGCGGCGATCGAACAGGCCTTCGGCACCCGGATAAAACGAGGTGATAGATGATGTTCGGTGAAACAAGCGCAGGGAAACTGGTCGTCGAGATCGTAGGCGACATCGCCGGGCTGACGCGGGCATACGACGAGGCGGTCAAACGCACCGAGGGGCTGGAGGGTGACCTCAAGACCATCGGGTCGCGTCTCACGAGCATCGGCTCCGACCTAACCCTCAAAGTCACCGCCCCGCTGGCCCTCGCCGGTGTCGGTATGGTAAAACTCGCCAGCGACGCAAGTGAGACTCAGGCGAAGTTCGAGCAGGTCTTCGGCGAGATGACCGACGACATGAACGAGTGGGTGGAGGCATACGGCACTGCCCAGGGTCGCGCCCGGACCGACCTCCAAGAGATGACGGCCACGATGATGAGCATCGTCAAGGCCATGGGGCTCGTGGGCGAGGAGGGTGCAGAACTCTCGACGACGATCACCCAACTCTCCGTCGATATGGGCGCCTTTCACAACGTCGCCGACGAGGAAGCGTTCGTCGCCCTGCGGGCCGCCATAATTGGCTCCTACATGCCGATGCGACGATTCGGTGTAGTTCTGAGCGAGGCTGCGGTCGAGCAGGAGCTCCTCAATATGGGGATCGCTGGCGGGACCGAGGCGGCCACCGACGCGGAGAAGGCCCAGGCTCGCCTGAACCTCATCATGCGGGCCACGACCGACGTGCAGGGGGCGGCAGCCCGGGAGGCGGACGGGCTCGCCAACCAGACGAAAGCGCTCACCGCCGACCTCAAAGAACTCGGTGAGGAGTTCGGGCAGATCCTCATGCCAATGGCCCGGGATCTCATTTCGGTGGTGCGCGACGGGATCGGATGGATCTCCGGGTTCGACGAGGGCACGAAAAAAGTGATCGTCACCACCGGGCTCTTCGCCGCCGCGACCGGCCCGGCCATCTGGGCGGTCGGCACCCTCGCCGGCTCCTTAGGATCGACGATCTCCCTCTACCGCACCTACCAGGCATCGACGATCGCCGCCACCATCGCCACGAAGGGATTCACCGCCGCGATCATGGCGAACCCGCTCGGGCTGGCGATCATCGGGGTGACGACCCTCGGCGCCGTGCTCCTGCCGCTGATCGCGTCCACGAACGACGCGACGACGGCACAGAACGAGTACAACGAAGCACTCCGGGAAACCGCCGACCTCACCAAGAAGAGCACCGAGACGATCGAGGACGAGATCGACGTGCTCAAGAAGGAAGAGCAGGAGATCCTCGCCAACATCGAGGCGCTCAAAGCGCAGACGGTCGTTACCGACCGGGGTACGCTCGCGACCCGGCGGGCAACCGAAGCGACTGGCTGGCACAAACTCGCGACCGGCGACCTCACCCGCGAGTTTGAAGACACGACCGAAGCGATTGAGGACGGCACCGTTGCGATCGGCAACCTGACGCAGGCGGAGAAGGACGCGGCGCTCTCCGCGCTCGACCTGAAACTCGCCGAGAACCGGGCGGCGCAGGCAGCCCGGGACGTTGAACTCCAGACCCGCCGGCTCGCGGATGGGGCGAAGACGGCATATGAGCAGGCGTCGAAAGCGGTCACCGGGCACCAGCGGACGGTCACGAACCTGCAGAAGGAGTACAACAAGCTCAAGGAGACGATCGACAAGGCGCTTGGGATCGAAGACAAGATCAAGGACGCCGACCGCGACATCGAGCGGGCGGATATCCGCAAGATCCGGGCCGAACGCGATCTCGCCGCGCTCAAGGATGAGATCAAGGAGACGGAGGCGCTCGCCAGGCAGGGAGACGCGGCCGCGAAGGACAAACTTGTAGATCTTTACCTCCGGGAGCGGGAGGCAGTGCTCGATGTAGCCGACGCGCAGGATCGGTATCAGGACGCTCTGCAGGAGGCATCCGACGCACAGGCGGAGCGGGTCGAGATCGAGACGGCGCTGAACGGCGAGAGCGTGTCGAGCGCTCAGGCGCGGCTTGACGAGATCAGCCAGATGCTCGAAGACGAGCAGGAGAAACTCGACGTTGCGCTGGAGAAGCGGGAGGAGGCGCAGATCGCTCACGAGAACCTGATGAGTGAGATCGAGAACGAGGCGCTGGATATCAAGTCGGCGAACTGGGCGGAATACGTCAAGTACGTCAATGACAACCCGGCCATCGCCCGCACATATCATGTCGAGTACGACGAGAACGGCAACCCGATCGGCGGGCTGCCGCAGATCCCCAAACTCGACATCCAGACGCCGTCCTACGCCTCGCCCGCATTCGGGGCAGCATCGGCAGCATCGGCAAGTGTGGCCGCCGGGGGCGGAGGGGGGGCAGCAGAGCCCACCGAGTCCGCGTCAGCCAGCGGGGGGATGAACCTACCGGCAGCAGGCGCGGTCGGGGGGATGCAAGTGGTCCTGAACCAGAACATCTACACCCAGACACAGTCCGCCACAGAGGTCGCCGACGCCACAAAGCGCGGGCTCCGTGACGCGGCGCTGGAGGGATCGCTATGATGCACCTCCAGTGGCACGCAGTTAACGGCGCGATCCTCGACATCCGCGAGCCGGATCAGGAGATCCCCGATCCGGTCTACGTTTACCTGACTTCCTCCGGCTTCGGCGGCGGCGGGTGCGACGTGCAGACCGTGCAGGCCCCTTATCAGCATGGCGCGACATTCCTCGCGGCACTGCTCGTCCCCCGCTCGCTCTCGCTGACGTTCATGATCCGGGCGCAGGATATCGAAGACCTTTACGCTCGGCGCCGGGCGATCACCAAGGCGTTCTCCCCGGCCGCCGGCGAGGGGCGGCTCGTCTGGATACAGGGCGAGCACTCGTTCTCCCTCCGCTGCGTCGTCGGGAGTGCCTCGCCCGCGTTCCCACAGGGGCGACAGAGTGCCGGCCCCACCTGGCAGACCGTCACCGTGGACCTGACCGCCTCCGATCCGTGCTGGTTTGAGGACGCGCTTGAGCAACACTTGCAGGGGCTCACCGGCGGGGTGGTGTTCCCGGTCGCGTTCCCGACACACTTCGCCCTCGTCTCGCCGACGGTGACGATCACCAACCCCGGCGACGTCGAGAGCCCGGTCACGATCCGCGTCACCGGCCCGGCGCTCAACCCTGTGATCGCCAACGCGACTACTGGCGAGCAGATCGGGCTGACGCTCGACCTCGCGCCAGGAGAATGGGTCGAGATCCGGACCACGTTCGGATCGGCCTCCTGCCGCCATTGGACGGGAGCAAGTCTCATGGGGATTGTGCAGCCCGGCTCGACGTTCTGGCAGATGCAACCGGGGCCGAATGTCCTGACCTATGCCGATTCCGGCGGCGACGCGAGCGTGCTAATCCAGTATTCGCCACGATATACAGGAGTGTGAACTATGCGGAAATTCATCGAGATTATCAAGGAGCAGACCGAAGAGCAGATCGAAAACGGCGAACCGCAGGAGATGATCCGGGTGGAGATCGGTGACGAGACCGGGCCGGAAATCCTCGACCGGATCGCCGCGCTCCGTGCCGGGGCCGGGTGGACGGCGGCAGAGTCCGTCGCCCGGCTGCACGTCTGTCACCATGATGACACGCCGCCCGCACCCTGCGAACTGATCCCGGAGGATGAGATAACGTGAGTAACCCCTATCCTCTCAGCATCTACGAGATACAGGCCGGCCGGCTGCCGGGATGGGCGAACGAGCCGATCCTGCTCACCATCCCCGCCGGGAGCGTGACCGGAGTGCTGGAGAACTTCCCCGCGATGGTCAAACTCTCCGGCTCCTCCGGCAAGACCGCCGCCGACGTCTCGAAAGTGTTTACGGCGCTCGGTTCTGATGCGAACCGGAAACGCATCTGCATCACCGCAGGCGACGGGCTGACGCCGTGCTACGTCGAGATCAAGGAGTGGAGCGCGGCCACACAGACGGCGTATCTCTGGGTGCGAGTGCCCCGGATCAATCCCGGTGAAGACACACACCTGTATCTCTATTATGATCCGCTGCACGCCGAGATGACGGGGTATGTCGGGGATACCGGAGAACCGGCGGCGCAGCAGGTGTGGACGAACGGCTACGCGGGCGTGTGGATGAAACCCTCCGGCGGGCTGCTGCTGGACTCGTCGCCGAACGGCAACCATGCGACGATCTACGGGGCGACGCTGACGACCGGGCCGCTCGGGGCGTGCTACTCGTATGATGGGGTGGATGATTACGGAGTTATCCCCGCATCGTCCACTCTTGATATGGGGGGGAAGAGTTTCTCGGTCCAAACATTATTCCGCACCGATCGAACTGTCGCGAGCGAGCGCCTGATCCTCGAACATGGGGTTTGGGCGGGCGCAGGGGTATATCAGCTGGCGAGTATGGGTGATGGGGCCCTACGGTTCTTTGGCGTCGGAGATATCATCTGCGCGGAGTACCGTCCCGATTATGCCGGGGCGTGGCATGATGTCTGGGGGGTACTCGACCAACAGGCTGCTGCATCATACCTCTACTATGACGGGGGCGTCGGCACTGTTGCGCCGGGCAGTACGGGTATATCGAGCAGCGGAGCGGTTCCGACGTATCTCTGCTCCAGAGCAGGCGCCGGGTTATTTTTAGACTGTAATCTGGCACTCGTTTCGATCTCCTCCACCCCCCGCTCCCCTGCCTGGATCGCCGCCACGAACGCCGCGCTCCGGGACGAGCTGATCGTCTACAGCGACCCCGGCGCCCCGCTGACCCTCGCCGGATACGCCGACGCCTACGACTACCTCTCATGGACGCGGCGCTACCGCCGCCCCGGCGCGTGGAAAGCACAGATCAACCGCTACCTCCCGGCGGCGAAAGAGTTTATCCCCGGCCGTCTCGTGCATTTCCGGCGCAACGGCGAAGACCGGCTCGGGCTCATCGAGACTCGGCAGATCAGCGTCGACACCTCCGGCCGCCCCTCGGAGCAGTGGACAGTGGCCGGGCGGGAGATCATCGGCATCCTCGGCGACCGGCTGTGCCTGCACGGGGTCAGCACCGGCACCGGCTACGACGAGCAGACCGGAGCGGCGGAAACGGTGATGCGGCACTACGTCGACGTCAACGCCATCCAACCCGCCGACCTCGCGCGGATCGTGCCGTTCCTCGCGCTCTCCCCCACCGACGACGGGCGCGGGGGCACCACGGCACAGAAGGCGCGGTTCGACGTGCTCGCCGACCTCCTCGAATCTATCTGTGCCGTGTCCGGGCTCGGGTATCGCGGCCGATGGTCGTGGGACGATCGGCGGCTCTACTTCGAGGTGGTTCAGGGCGCCGACCGCTCCGGCTCTGTCAAACTCAGTCCAGCGCTCGGCAACTGCACGATCAAGGGTTACAACGAGTCCACCGGGCTCGCCCCCTCGGTCGCGGTGGTCGCGGGACAGGGCGAGGCAGCAGCGCGAGCGGTGGCCGATGTCGGGACGGGGGACGGCCTGATCGGACTCGCCCGCCGGGAACGGTTCGTCGACGCCCGCGACCTTGCGACGGAGGCAGAACTAGAGCGGCGGGGTGCGGAGAAACTCGCAGAGGACGGGGACACGACGACGCTGGAAGTGGAGTACATTCGGACGGCGTCGTATCGCTACGGCGAGGATTTCGACCTCGGCGATATCGTCCACGTCGAGTATCCCGACATCGCCGCGATGGACGCCCGGATCGTCGCGATCACCGAAGAGTACGCCCGTGAGGGCGAGAAACTAACGCTGACGCTCGGGACGGAGTGGCCTGACCTGGTATCGCTCCTCCGGACGCAGCGGAAAGACAATGTGGAGAAGAGAATATGACAGAGAGTTACGGACTGTTTGACGCCGCCGACCCGGAGGCCCCGGACAGGGTCTATACGTCGGAGGCGTTTGCACGGCTTTTCAGAACGATGATGCGGGACGGGATCGTCCACAATGACGGCGACGAACTCGCAGTATCCCCGACGGTGCCTGCGGCGATGTCGGTATCGGTCGGGACGGGGATGGCGCTGGTGCAGGGCAGGTACCTCATCAATGACGCCGCCCTGACGCTGACGGTCGAGGCTGCTGATCCCTCCTACCCCCGGATCGACCGGGTGGTGGTGCGGGCGGATCTCGTGGGGCGGACGGTGCACGTGGTCGTGAAAAAGGGCACGGCTGCCGCGTCGCCGGTCGCCCCGGCCCTGACTCGGACCCTGGAGACCTGGGAGCTCTCGCTCGCGCAGGTCCGGGTGGAGGCCGGGGCTACAAGTATCGTCGCGGCCAAGATCACCGACGAGCGGGCGAACACGAGCCTCTGCGGTGTGGCTGCGCCGGTCTACGTGCCGTCCTCGCAACTGGAGGTGGTTGGCCCGGTGGATATGCAGGGCTCGGCGCTCACGGGGCTCCCTGCTCCGTCCGGGAGCGCGGACGCGGCGCGGAAGGGGTATGTGGACGCGGAGATCGCGGGGAAGATCGGGGGATTTGGGATCTCGCAGATCGCGATTGACGCCGATAAAAACTGGGGCGGGAAGAGTATCACAAACGTTGGATCGATCCAAACTCTGACTGGGAATGTTGGCGCCTCGTCGCAGATCGTGGACGTACCTGGTACGACAGTGCGGAAGAACGTTAATATATCGGAATCGGTCAGCGGCACATGGAAAACGTTATACACGATAACGGTTCCGCCGACTTACAGCAGTATCCCAATGTCGTCAAATCTTCGTGCATCGATTACAAACGCGCCACCCGGCGTGTCCGGTCCAAGTCCCGTGTTAAAAGTTCAGGTTTTGAGGGATGGGGAGGTGATCGGGACTGCATCAATCGCCGGGCATGCAATCTCAGTTACGGCATCAGTAGACACAACTGGGGGGTTTTGTGCGGGTAACACGCTCGTAATCCAGGGCTCCTGGAGTGACAATGTAACTAACGCCGTCACAATCACAAACGTCAAAATTATGTCGAATCGGAGCACCATCACTCCGGCGACGAAAGTGTTTGTCGAGGCAGGTAGCTGGTAACCCCTATATATCCCCCGCCCCATATTCTCTTGCATGACTGATACTAAAACCTCTTTCTGGACTCCGGCGCGCATCGGCGCGGTGATCGGGGCCGTGCTGCTCGTCGTGGCGCTCGCCTACCTGGTGAGCCTGCCGCAGAACAAGTTCGTGCATGCCGACCTGCTGGAGCCGACCTACGCCGCCGACGCGGATCTCGGGTTCTGGATGGTCGACAAATACGACCAGGAGGTCGATGTGTATCACCTCCTCGTGGTGATGGAGCACCCGAACGGCACGTTCGAGTGGCTGGACGGCGACGGGATATGGTTGCCCCGGCGTGCCGTCGAGGGGACGTTTACCGTCAACTACCCACCCCTAAAGGGGTGGGCTTGCCCTTCCATCTCTCCTCTACTTGATTTGAGGAGCGGAGTGCAATAGGCTGGTTGACGGCAGCCCTGAGTGCAATGTTTTTTGCGGCATTGATGTCGGCGTTCTCCGAATGCCCGCATTTCAGACAGACAAATCCGGATTGCGACTTCCGGTTCTCTTTGCTGATGAATCCACACACCGAGCATTGCTGCGAAGTGTATTTCGGATCAACAAAGATCACCGGGATACCGAGGAGTTGCGCCTTATACTGGATGAATGAGGCTAATTCATAGAACGCCCATTTGCCGAGAACAGACCGCAACGGCTTTGAAACCGTGCTACCGGAACGAATCCCTTTCAGGTCTTCAAGGGCAATCGCCCGGTTCGTGCCTTGTGCCGTTTCTACGATTTGCTTTGAGATACAATGGTTCGTGTCTCTCTTGAATCTCCTCTCTTTTCTTGAAATCCGTTTCAGATGCTTCTTCGCATCCCACGTTCCAACAGATTGGAGCCGTGCCTTAAGCGCCGAGTACCGTTTCCGTACAGCCTCGCACGTCTCACCGGAAAACCGGATTCCATCGTTTGTGGTTGCCAGATTGACAATTCCGAGATCCACGCCGAGCGTTCCATCGAGGTTCTCGATCTGTTTCTCTTCCGGGAGGTCGATGACCAACATCAGGTAGAAGATCCCGTCGAGGTAGATGAGATCCGCCTGTCCCTTGATCCGGTTCTGATCAAGAGTTCGATACTCGCCGTATGCAATCGGAACAAGTGTTCTCCCTTCCAGCGTCAAAATCGACACCCGATCTGCACCTTTGATCGTCAGGTTTCGTTGATCGTAGACGACCGCCCCATGAGGCTTGAATGTGTGTTTCACGGACTTGTCGATCTTATAACTCTCGGAGACCTTCCCGACTGCCCGGACGACCATCTGAGCAGAAAGCCCAAACTTCTCTCGGACTTCGTAGTAGAGGATCTTCTGGAGCCCGATCTTCCCGAATGCTTGGTTCAACCATGCGACATCGGAGATGTAGTTGCAGGCTTCGTTGAAGCGCTCCATTGTCTTCAGGAGGTCGTCGTGTTGCGCCTGCGACGTCAGTAACTTCACCTTTACCGTTAGTAGCATAGTATATAGAAT